ATGCAACAGCAAGAACTCCAGATCAAGGCACAAGAAGCCGCGACCAAGGAGAAGAAAGTTATAGGCGACCTCGCTGCCAAAGAAGACGAGATACGCCTCAAGGAAGAAATGCTACGACTCAAGGAAATGGAACTCAACGCAAAACACGAAGCCGATGGACTGCGAATTGGCGTGGATATACGTAAATCCCAAAGCCAAATGCAGCAACAGGCAAACCAAGCCGCAACGAATGCAGCCAAACCAACTGAGAAACCTGCCAAACAATGAACGATTACGCTGAAGCACTGATCAAGCAACTTGAGGAACGAAAACTTGAGACGACCCGCTTTATCGGTAGTGGCGGATGCAAAACCTTTGACGAGTATCAACGTCTGTGCGGACTGATTCAAGGTCTGGAGCACGCACAGAATCTCATATCAGACCTTGCCAAACGGATGGAAAACGACGATGAGTGACATTGATGTCAACGCAACACAGCAAGATGCAGAGGAAAAGGCAAAGCAGTTACCGAAGCCGAAAGGCTATCGCATACTTTGCATGGTCCCCCACATCGAAGCAAAGTATGAAGGTGGTTTGATCAAAGCTGAGACAACCGTCAGCCGTGAAGAAATCACCACACAAGTGCTGTTTGTAGTTGAACTGGGTGAGATGGCCTACAGTGACAAGGAACGGTTCCCGACTGGACCTTGGTGCAAAAAAGGCGACTTTGTCCTGACCCGTACCTACGCTGGAACCCGCATGAAAATTCATGACCGCGAGTTCCGCATCATCAACGATGACACTGTTGAAGCTGTAGTTGAAGACCCACGCGGCCTTTCCCACGTATAAGGAGTAATTTATGGCTGAAGCCTATAAGTTTCCGGACGAAAAGGAAACACCCGAAACTCCGCAATCGGCACAAGTGGAATCGGATGAAATAGAAATTGAAGTTGTTGATGACACCCCACCTGAAGATCAGAATCGCACTAATCTGCCTCCCAAACAGGTAGAAGAAGCGGAAGGTGACGATCTTGAGGAGTACTCTGAAAAGGCCAAATACCGTCTTGCTCAGATGAAAAAGGGTTGGCATGACGAGCGTCGTGCCAAGGAACAAGCTTCACGGGAACGTGAGGAAGCACTCCGTTATGCCGTAGCCAAAGATCGTGAGATCAAGGAATTACGGAGTAAGTTGGGCGCTGGTGAAAGAATGTTTGTGGATGAAGTATCCAAATCGGTTAACAATGACATTGCTACCGCCAAGGATCGTCTGAAACGGGCGTATGAAGCCGGTGATGCAGATTTGATTACGGACGCTCAGGAGGCATTGACTGATGCCAAACTGAAACTTCGGGATGTCATGTCAATCCGTCCTTCCCAACCGGAACAGGAGTATGTTGCACCGCAACAGGAACAGCAGTACGCCCCGCAACAGGAACAACCCCGGGCTGATCCAAAAGCTCAAAGTTGGCGCGACAAAAATACGTGGTTTGGTGTCAACCGCCCTATGACGGCCTACGCTTTTGGGCTTCATGAGCAGTTGCAGCAGGAAAAACAACGTGATCCGTCAAGTGTTGACATTGGTAGTGACGAGTATTATGCTATTCTTAACTCGGAACTACGTAAGCGTTTTCCTGAGCAGTTTGAGGATGTTCAGGAAACGAAGACTCAGGAGAACGAACCTCCGCAAGCCCGAGCGAAGCCCTCATCAGTCGTGGCTTCAGTTACACGGACGACCGGACCTAAACGGATCAGGTTGAAGGCGTCTGAATTGGCAATTGCCAAGCGTCTTGGTCTTACACCAGAGGTGTATGCCAAGGAAATGATGAAACTGGAGAATACAAATGGCTGAAAACCGACTCGCTCGTGAACTTGAAAGTAGGGAAACTACGGTACGTAAAAAACACTGGACACCGCCAGAGCTTTTGCCCTCTCCTGCACCGCAGAAGGGCTGGGTTTTCAGGTGGATAAGGATAAGCGTATTGGGTCAAGCTGACCCTATGAATGTCTCGTCCAAATTTCGGGAAGGCTGGACGCCTGTAAAGGCTGAAGACCATCCGGAAATGCAAGTATTTAATGACCCCCATATAACCGGTCGATTTAAAGACAATGTTGAGGTTGGGGGATTGGTGTTGTGCAAAGCACCGGCAGAAATGGTTGAGGAACGGAATGCGTATTTTGCAAACCAGACCCAAGCACAAGCCGAGGCAGTGGACAACACACTGATGCGTCAAAGCGATTCGCGGATGCCAATCTTTAAAGAACGGAAATCTGCTGTGTCGTTTGGGCGCGGAACCACATAATCCTTTAGGAGTTTCACATGGCATATCCGACTATCGACAAGCCTTACGGCTTTCGTCCGGTCAATTTGCTGGGCGGTCAGGTATTTGCGGGGTCAACCCGTCAGATTCCTATTGCCTCTGGCCACGCCACCAACATTTACTTTGGTGACCTCGTGGTTATGAGCGCAAACGGCTGCGTCAACAATGCGACCAGCACCACCTCGGGCAACGACTTCCTTGGCGTTTTCATGGGTTGCTCGTATATCAACACTCTGGGCCAGCGTACGTACTCGCAGTACTACCCGCAGACCATCAGCCAAACGGCTGATACTGCCAACGGTACTACGGCTTACATTTGCGATGATCCTGATGTAGTAATGCGCGTCGCCGTTGTTTCCGGCACGACCGTTGTTGCACAAGCTACTCGTGCAAACTTGGTTGGTGGAAACATCGCATGGGTTGCCAATACCGGCAGCACCATCACTGGTGATTCGCAGCAAGCTGTGCTTAATTCGGCGCAAACCACTTCGACTCTTCCTATCAAGATTATCGACGTTGTGCCTGACACTGCACCGGCTGCTGGGTCGTTCGTTGAGGTTCTGGTTACTTGGAACCAAAACGTACATTTGTATCGTAGCTGGACTGGCGTATAAGGGGCTAACACATGGCTATTTCACGCGCACAACTACTGAAAGAGCTGCTCCCCGGCCTGAACGCCTTGTTCGGTCTGGAGTATGCACGTTACGGCGAAGAGCACAAGGAAATCTACGAAACAGAGACTTCCGAGCGTTCGTTTGAAGAAGAAACCAAGCTGTCCGGTTTCTCTGCTGCGCCGGTCAAGAACGAAGGCAACGCAATTGCGTACGATAATGCGCAAGAAGCGTGGACCGCTCGTTACCAGCACGAAACCATTGCCCTTGGTTTCTCGATCACCGAAGAGGCGATTGAAGATAACCTGTATGACAGCCTGTCGGCTCGTTATACCAAGGGTCTGGCTCGTGCGATGGCTTACACCAAGCAGGTTAAGGGTGCTGCAACGCTGAACAACGGCTTCACCGCTGGCTATACCGGTGGCGACGGCAAAGTTCTGTTTGCAACTGATCACCCGCTGGTGTCTGGTGGCACTAACAGCAACACGCAGGCTACGATGGCTGACCTGAACGAGACTTCCTTGGAAGCCGCCGTTATTCAGATCGCCGGATGGACTGACGAACGTGGTCTGCTGATTGCCGCCAAGCCGCGTAAGCTGATTGTTCCGCCGAACCTGATGTTCGTTGCAACCCGTCTGCTTGAGACTGAGCTGCGTGTTAGCACCAACAACAACGACATCAACGCTCTGAAGAACAACGGCTCGATTCCGGAAGGCTACAGTGTCAACCACTTCCTGACTGACACCAATGGCTACTTCCTGATGACCGACGTTCCGAATGGTCTGAAGCACTTCGTTCGTACCCCGCTGGCAAACAGCATGGACGGCGACTTCGACACCGGCAACGTCCGTTACAAGAGCCGCGAGCGTTACAGCTTCGGTTGGTCTGATCCGTTGGGCGTCTGGGGTTCACAAGGCGCGTAACACAGGCGGGGGGCGTAAAAACCCCCCGTTTTTTGTTTTTGGTGTATGCTTCATATATCTGGGATTTTAGACCTGTACAGACTGCCCCAGCAGACTTAGTAGAGACGGTACGGGCATGTGCTACTACACAAGGAATATCAAATGGCTATCTCCACATTTGACGGCCCGGTACGGTCGTTAAACGGCTTCTACGCTCAAGGTCCGGGTAACATTCTTACCCTTGGCGCTACCGTTACTCTTTCGGTTGCCACCCACGCTGGTCATACCTTGCTGGTTCCGGCAACCTGCGCAATCACGCTGCCGACTATCGTTACGACCGCTGATCCGACTTCTGCCGGTCCCGGCTCTGACCCCAATACTCAGAGCAACATTGGCGTTGAATTTAATTTGTTCTTCAATGCTATCTCTGCTGGTGCTACGGCTCAAACCGTAACCTGCGGCGGTTCGGACAAATTTGTTGGCAGCTTGGGCGTTGTATCTACCGTCTCCAACTCTTTTGCGTCTGTAACCGGCACGGTCATCACGCTGAACGCAACCACTACTGGTGGCGCTGCTCGCGGTAGCCAGATCACTTTGACTCCGTTGGCTGCTAACCTCTGGTCTGTTAATGGCGTGCTGATTGGTTCTGGTACTGCTGCTACGCCGTTTAGTTAACCAATCTTCTTGGGGGGCTTCGGCCCCCTTTACTGAATCTCAAGGAGATTGACCATGCAGACAGATGTCTATTCTGGACACTTAAACAGTTCCGGATTCTTTATCAACTACCGCTCCCGCCTCAAGGGGATCATGTACACGTCGTCATCGACGGCTGGTACGATCAACATGTGGGATGTAACTGCTGCGCCTTCAGCAGCGGCGACTGGCTATTCACAGTCGGGGTACACGGTTACCGTCACTAGCGCATCTCATGGCTTGGTTACCGGAGACAAAATCGGTATCACGTTTGCCACCAATAGCGGCGTTTCTGCTACTAATGGCAATTATGTGGTTACCGTTACCAGCTCCAGTGTGTTCACCATCACTGATGTCAATAGCAGAACCATAACTAGCACGGCTTGCACGTTCTCCAATGCTGGCGGACGTTGGCTGATGTCGGTGGATACGGCTGCGCTGACTACTTCTGGTGTTCCGCAGAACCAAGCCATGCTAATTCCGGGTGAGGGTTTGCTGTGCCTCAACGGTATCTACGGGCAGCTTTCCAACCAAACTGGCGTGACCATTTTCTACGGGTGATTTGTGCAAAATCAAAAAGGCTTTGACCTTGCTGGCAAGAAACTGATGATCGGCCTACCGGCTTATGACCATAAGGTAGGCGTGAAAATGGCTGTGTCGCTGATGCGGCTTGGCCAACAAGTCTTGGAGCATGGCATCGAGATTCAGGTCAGCAGCATTTGCGGCTGTTCTGTTGTGTCTCGCGCCCGAAATGTAATTGCACACAATTTCCTTGAGTCGGACTGTGACCACCTGCTGTTCATCGACTCGGATATGACGTTTGATCCGAAAGACGTTCTGCGTCTGTTGGCTTGGAATCAGACCCGTGGCATCGTGGCCGGTGCGTACGAAGCTCGTAAAGAGGGCAAGGTCTACATCCTGTCGCTTGACGGTGGCAACGGTGTTGACGGTGCGCAGAACTCGATTGCGATGGATGGTTGGGGTCTGGTCAAAGCCTACCGTGTAGCCACTGGTTTCATGAT